TCTCTCTCTAAATGCCGTAATTAAACGGTCCTAAAGCGTGGCCACCTAAGTGCCACACATTTTAGCCATTGCATGATACGCGCAATTTATCCATCGCAACTTAAACAATCTTCGCTTGTTGCACTCGATGCTATATCTCCTCTGAGTACGCTTTCCGTTCTCATATAATATAATGTTTTGATACCTTGTTTATAGGCTTCTAAATGAACCATATTTATAAACTTAGGACTTGCACTATTTGGAAATGCAAGATTAAGACTACATGATTGATCGATGTATTGTTGTCTAACACCTGCCTGTTTTACAAGCTCAAGTTGGTTTATTTCTTTAAATGTTTTAAATACATCTTTTGCTTCAATCCATTTGGTTTTTTCCATTGCATCAAATTCTTTCCATTCTGATTTTAAAATAACCTTACCTCCCCACATGTTGTGTTCGATCATATAGTCATCTATAAAATCTAGTCCATGAATAGATCCATGGTCTTCAAGAATCTTATTCCATACGGCATCTGTATTTTTACCTATTTGTTCTAGGAAATTAACTAAAGAATTATTCTTTCTAATAAAAGTACCTTTAGAAGTTTGTTCAGTAAACACGTTAGCCGCCCATGGCTCAATACCTGGACTAACATTACCACTTAATTTAGAATTAGTTACGGTTGGAGCAACTGCTCTTAAGTGTGTGTTTCTCATACCTGTTCCTACACACCAAAGTGGTTCACCAAATTCTGCGGCAAGTTCTCTACTTGCCGCTTCACTCTCTAATTTAATTTGAGAAAATATCTTTCTTGTTTCAAACTGTGCAGTTAAGCCCTCAAATGGAATACCTCTTTCTTGTAGGTATGTATGCCATCCTAAAACACCAAGTCCAAGCGCTCTACCTTTTTCTGCAGATCTTACTGAGTTTTCAAAACCTTGTCTGTATTTACCCTTTTGAATAAACTCTTCCATGACTCCATCAAGAAACCAAGTTGCAGTTCTAATTAAATCTGTGTTTTTCCATTCATCGTATTTTACAAGATTCAATGAACTTAAACAACATACGAAACTATGATTCTCATCAGTATGTAATGCTATTTCACTACATATATTTGTCATGTAAACCTTTAACCCGTTTTTAGTATATGCTTCAGGATTGGCTTTGTTAACATTACCTTTATACATTATATAAGGTTCTCCTGTTGCTTTACGTTTTTTGATTAAGGCTGTCCAACGTTTTCTGGCTTCTTTGTCTCCATCTTGTACCTTTTGCATATAACTATCACTAATTACTACACATTGGTGCATGTTTAAACATTGTCTATTAATGTCTCCTTTTGGTTCTCTTATTTCTAACCAATCCCAATAATCATCATGTTCAATATCTATATTAACACTGGCTGCTCCTCTTCTGACTGCTCCTTGATTTGTTGCAAGGATTGTACTATCATATATTTTACAAAAGGGTACGATTCCATCTGACGTTCCATTGTCTGTGATTTCAGCACCTGCTGGTCTGATTTGATTTACGCCAATTCCAACGCCACCTCCATTCTTTGCAAGCAACATCATTTCAAGATTCTTCTTTCCTATATCATGAATACTATCTGCAACATCAATTCCAAAACAAGAAATTGGCAATCCTCTTTCTGTACCTGTATTCGATAAAACAGGAGAAGCAAGATTTAACCAACCTTTCCAAATATAATCAAAAAACTTACTTGCCATTTCTGGTTTTTTAAGTCTTCTTGCAATTGTAGTTGATACTCTCCAATACGCATCTTTTGGTGTTTCTCCTAAAAGACAATACCCTCTTGATATTGTTTTTAAATAAATTTCAGTGTGACCCCAAACTGGATAGTCACTACCTCTTTCCCAACCTAATTCTTCTGCTATTTTGTCTATTTTAGGTGAGTCTTCTTTCTCAATGAATAGTTCCATAATTTATATATTTAAAAAATTGATTCTTCGTCCCAGACTTCATCTTCTCCTGCTTTAGAATAAGCAGTTGGTCTGATTGCAAAAAAGTCCGTGTGTTCTACGCCTCCTGTTAAATGATAAAACCAATCTAATTCCTTTGCTGATTCTCCATCAAATTCAAAATGTTGGTCATATCCTAACTCTATGAGTTTTTCATTTGCTCTTCTAGAAATAAAGTTTTTAAGGTCAATTGCTTTAAGATTTTCAAGGTCTCCCATTTCAAATATCTTATCGATAAAATCATGTTCCATTTGAACCATTAATTCTGCAGCTCTTAATATATCTCCTTTGATTTCATCTCTAAGTTCTGGATATTCATCACACATGTGTCTAAATAATTTACAACCCATTTTCGAATGTAACGATTCATCTCTTACTGACCATTTCATTTGTTGACCTATTCCCTTTAATAAATTTCTCATTTGAAAACTATATAAGACTGCAAATGAACTATAGAGTGAAACTCCTTCTGCAAAAGCACTAAAGATAGCAAGGCTTCTTGCAACCTGTCTACGTGCTTTAGGGTTTTCAGCAAGATCTTCATGATCGTAGTCTGTATCAACACTAGAAAGATGCTCAAATTTATCTGCCATTGTAGGTTCATGTAAAAATGCTGAAAAATCATCAAGTCCAAGAGTTTCATTTAAATAAGAATATGCAGTAGCATGAATAGTTTCTTGACTTCCGAATATCATAGCCATTTGTTTTATCTCATGTTTCGGGAACCAATGTGTAACCATTGTAGTCCAATAATCACTTACAGCGCATTCAGTTTGTGCAAAGCCTAAAAGTATATTACCAACTAAATTTCTTTCATGTGGCATTAAATTCTCTTTCCAGTCTTTAACATCACCTTGCATTGGAATTTCAGTATGTAACCAAAAAGCCTGTGCCTGAGGTAACCATCCTTCTGTATAATATTCCGGATATTCAAAAGGCTTATATTCTATTCTATCTTCAAAAATACTCATATTTATTTTATTCTATTTTAAAGTTTGTACTACTCTACTATTAAGCTAATAGCTTTTAAAAACAAAAAATGGTCGATAGACCATTTGTTTTAGAGTTGCGAAATTAATAAATTATATATCTCGCAAAACTCTAAAGTTGGCTATTTTAACTGATTAATTTTTTTTTGAATTAATCTAGCCTTCTCGAAATATTGAAAAGATTTCGCCTTATATTCTTTTCTTTGATTGTATAAGTCCGTGAGGATTCTTTTTAATACTGAATCTTCGGTTGTGTAGACTGCTCCATTTTCACAAACAATATAATCTTTATTTTCTCTTTTTTCTTTTATTTCATGCTTTTCAACCTTTTCAACAAATGAGTCTGGTGAAATATTAAACTGTCTCATTATTGAAGGGTATAGAGATGCAAAATCAAATGCACTTACTCCACTATAAAAACCTACCAATGGCTCTTTAACGAAAGCACCTGCATATGTACCATCTTTCCTATTATCATCTCTCTTTTCGGTTGCAATTATTTTATTCTGGTCTCTAAGTTTACGTGCCATTAATGCTTCTGTCATTGCAACAGGTGATGCTGCTTTGTATAGAGGCATTTGCGTAATATTAGCCAGTGTTAATAACACGTCCATTGCCTTTATTTTTTGGTCAATATAATATACTAAACATGAATCGACAATGTTGTAGTAAATATATTTTCTAAAATCTTTTTCATATAGTTCTTGTAGGCCACCGTTATATTTAATTTTCTTTAAGCCTACGATTTGGCCAGACACATAATCAAGAGTGTTTGACTCTTTAACTTTTACTGAACGATCATATTTATCATATAGTTGCATATAATCAAGTATTCCCATGTGAAGTGGTCTACCATCTACTCGGTCAACTGCGCCTGTTTTTGCAGATTCACTAATATCGATTTGAAGTCTTTTACAACGATTAACGATATATTGCCAGTCATAATTAATAAAATTCCAACCTGTCATCATTGGAAACTTAGGCATAAATTTATGAATAAAATTATACACCATGTCATATTCGTTCTTGAACTTATAATAAGAAAGACTCCAATCGGAGTCTAATGTTTTAAAATATTTGTTTGTGTCATCTTCCATACCTTGAACATCTTCAAGGTCTTTTAAGCCTAAGACAATTGCCTTTCTTTCTGGTGTAATAATTGAGAATGAGAGGATGCGAGTTTTAGCTTCTTCAGGTTTTGGAAAGCCATCTACAATTTCAGTTTCAATATCTACAAAATAAGTTCTTGGCATATTATATGCAAGTATCTCATCTCTATCTTCTTTCGGTAGTTGGTCAATAAAATAAATTAAACTAAATTTATTAAATTTTCTAGCATGTGATTTTTTAATAGGTCGGCCATCCCAATTTTGCATTGTTTGGTCTCTATATCTGTCTTTGTCATGTGTAACATACCAGTTTTGAAATTGACCAACTGGGTATCTTTTAAAACTTACTTCTCCTTCAGTATTGTAATAGCTTACAATTACTTCATTATCTCTTTGCTCAATATCTAATAACATTAATATCCTCTTTCTTGTCTGTTAATATTCTCTTTTTGTTTTGCCATGTATAAATTTACAATGTCTTCGCTTGTCATTCCAATTGCCAATGCAAAATTCATGTAAAAATGAAGGCCATCAATCCATTCATAAAATAATTCTAATTTGTCACCTTCACTAAGATCAGCAACTGTCATTGTTTCTGCTTTCTTATTATCTTGTTTCCAATATTTCCAAGCTGCAGAGCCAATTCCATCATTAATACCTCCTAATGCATCAAACATTTCGTTTAACTCATCTGACATTGCATGTTTGTTTACCATCCACATTTCTGCAATTTCTTTAAGAGTCAAGTTTTCGTAGTTTAAACCAAGTCTACTTTGTAATTCTCTTTGTTTATTGTAAATCATACCAAAGGTATCTTTACCTTCTGAGTAGTGGTCTTTAACCTCTAAATCTGCACATTGATTATCTTCGTTTGCCATATCTTTTGTTCTTTATATTTTTATTAGAATAACGCGGTTTGTTTATTAATTCCAGCAGTAGGTTTTGAACTTATTGAAAGATTTTCACCAACCTCATCTACTATCTCTTTAATTCTTACATCAAACACATCCTTTGTCCACATGTAACTGAGTACTATTTCCGAAAGATTATTTGCATATTCTTTTAATTGTTCATCACTTAAGGATTCTATTTTAACTTGAGGAAGCCCTAAGGCGTCTGTGTCTTTTTCACTTGAAAGAAGTACTGATTTTTGAATTGCAGCATAAACCCATCTAATTCTAAACCAACCGCTACCTGCATGTGGATATTCAGGGCAAAGTATACTCCAATATTTTCCACAAGCTTCAAATACATCAGTTTCTGTCTTTAGTTGTTTGGCTTCTTTAATACTTTTTGCACCAAAATAATCTACCGGCCAACTTAGTTTCTTTCTATTTACCCATGGCTTATGATTTACAAGAGAAGCCAACATGTGTTTTCTTTCTTTAACCTTTGGTGTAGGGTTCATTGAAATATTCCAATTGTCAAGAACATAAGGTGTTAGATCTATATTATAAATGTCTTTGCTACCTATAATATCTCTTACAAGCTGTTTATTACCCCAATCAAATGCAGGGATAAGCGCACTGTATTTTGCATCTAACACGTCTTCAATAACCTGTCTTGCAATATCTTTATCAAAGTGTTGATTATCAACCCCACCGTAAAAGTGTCTCCCGTCACTCCATTTCTTTGCTATAGTTTTTTCATAAGTTTCTTCGTCTAACATTGATTTAAACGATTTCATAGTACCGTCGATTTTCCAATCTTCATGAAATATTATAACGTTATCACATTTGTTAATTGCGTATAACGCGTTAAAGATCTCACCTGAATAGTTATTAGAACCAAATTGACCAAGACCTACAATGGCAAGTCCATATTCTGAGAGGTCATCTCCCCATTTAACTTTCTTTCGATCGACTGTGTAGCCTTGTTTTCTTAATGAATTACAGATAATACTACTATCATCTATTCTTTTTACCCTGGCTCTTTGCCAAGCAGTGTCATCGGTTTGTTTGGCTGTACAGCCTGTGAAAAGTATCTTCATAATATTATTTTAAAAGCGTATTGTATTTTTTTATTTAATTTTTTAGAATCTTCTGGGTTTCCTATTATTTTATTTTCTTTAATTGTAAATGTATGGTCTTTAACTATTATTATATATGTTCCTGTTTTGTAATTGTTTAAAAATTGGTTTACTGATAATTTATTAAAACCTATTTCAACTTCAACATACTTAGTATTGTTTAAGAAGTTTAAACCTTCTCTAATTTTCATAAGCCCAGCAAACCCCATAACACCATTTCTAGACTTTCTTTTAAATTTAGTTTTTAGATAAGAATGAGCATCTATATAAGAGGAATTAGTTGAGGATGCGATTGCCCTAACTGCACAATCTCCTTTTTCATTAATTGAAAGTTGCGAGCCAATACCCTTTATCTTCATTCTTTTTCATTTAAGTAATTATCTAATGCTCCAATGTATGCGGCTGCATCCATTAGGTTATCTCTTTTATGGGTAAAACTTTCTCTTGAGAATTTAAGTGCAATTAAAGCCATGTACATTTCACGACCTGTAATTTTTAAGCCAGTCATACCATTAAAAATAGAAGCTGCTCTATCCATACCTTCACTAAATGGACCATATTGTCTTTCTTTTTCATCGCTTCTTTGATTTACAATTTCATTGGCTTCTTCTAGGATATTTCTCATAT